CTGTAGCTACAATGTTGTGTTTAAAGTTTGGATGTCCTCCAAATAATTGTGGTTCTGTAGTTCCATTGATTTCCCAATAATAATCATTCCAATCCACAATATCACCTATTTCAGGATAAAAATTCAATGAACCACTTGATAGATTTTCTCTTTGAAAAAACATTTCAATTGAAGAATTTAAATCTGCACCAAACTCATCTTGAATTATTTCAGGTTCATTATATTGAATTAAACAATTGACTCTAAATCCTATATCATAATATTTAGTGGTGGATTCCCCATAAACATTATCTTCTGTTCTTTCAACGTTCACTTTATAAATGTCAACAGATTGGCCGATAATCTCGTCAATCAACTCCTCATTCATTTGGTTGATTAAATCAAATTCTTTTTGTGGTATAAAAAATGGTTTTGTTTGACTCATTTAATTATCCTATGTATATTTTCAACGGTGCTTTGTTCAACACTTGTTGTTGTGATTCCGCTATCTCTTGTTCTTTTTTAGCTCCTTCTGCTAATGAAACTGATTCTAAAAATTCTTTCAACTCCTCTAAATAATTAGCCTTTTCTTCCCTACCCTCTGCTTTCAACGCTTCACCATCCATAGATACCTCACCATTTGGAAGTGGTAGTGAGGCGTATTTACTTCTAATAATTCCAAGTAATTCTTTAGATAAAGCTAATGTATATTTTCTAATCCATTGTCTACCTGGTGAATTTATTTCTGAATAAGTAATAAATTTATATGGAATATTACTTGGGTCTGATACTTTTGAATTTGTATAAGTTCTTGTCACACCTTGTTTATCTTCTTTCACATAATAATGAAAGAATATTTTTTCACCAGCATCGGTTGATTCTGGTGCGGGAAATATTCTCATTTTATTATTTATTAACTCAAAAGAATAGGCAGATTTTCTCACCAAATCATTTGTTTCAATCGCATTAGCTCTAGCTAAATCATATGATATTGGTCTCAATATATAAGACACTGCTGGTGATACATTACCAAATCCAAATGAATCTAATAATTCTATGTTATCATATGTACCAGCGAATGGGTCGTAGAATTTTGATATCGCAGCTGGTGCCTCATTGAATACTTTTTGTATTTCTAATCTTTTATTAACATGTGAAGATGAAATAATTGACTCTGTTTCTAAATCATATACTTGTTTTGAACCCGTTAAAACAATTGAACCAGTGTGCATTGTAATACCACCACCAACATTTACCGCTTCACCATATTGTTCAGATAATAAAAATGTCGAACCGAGATGAGGGGCCTCTGGCTCATGAGAGCCTGTTCCCATCACAGATGAAGCACCATCATTACCAAATCCAGACCCACTAACCCTATTGGTTGAACCATAGTGTTCCCACATCCAATTTTTTGTATTGTAGTGATTTATTTGTTGTGAGTATTCCGATACAGCTTCCTCAAAACAAGCCCATATTGAACCACTATTAAATTCTAATTGCATAACAGGATGTCCAAGTTTTCGTGCTACATATTTGGATACTTGTACAGATTCCGATATAAATGAAATATCATTATTATATATTCCATATGGTGTTGGTGCATCACTGTTCGTAAAATTTGATATTGTTGGATCAGTATATAAAAATAAAAATTTTGACATTTATTTCTCCAAAAGAGTATTATTCATCATATATAAATATCAAGGAAAACAAAAAAGGGTGAGATATTTCCCACCCTTTTGAGTTATTGTTTTTAAGGTTTAGTTATTAAGATTGGTCAACCCAAGTACCACGAATGTCATCAATTAACCATCCATCAGCACTTAAACCAACTAATTTAACATAGTCATATTGTATTTGTGTAGCTTTTGTATTGATAATATCTTTATTATCAGTACCAGCTGCACCAGCAATATCAACTAAAAACTTATCATTTGAATTTGGTGATATTGTTAATAAAGCACTACCATCAGCTGCTGAATTTACAATAATAAAAGTAGCACCAACTACAACTGCTGGTAATGTTAATGTTTTAGCATCTGTTGCTATATTAACATATTTACCCACTTGAACTGAATGAGTGTTCAACGCTAATGTTGTATCTGCAGATAATGTTACTGCTGTTAAACCTGATATATCAGCCATACCATTAGCAAATCCTTTTCCAGCACTTCCTTCTATTATTCCATTTAACTTACCACCATCTACCAAAGAAACTGCACTTTCTTTTTTTGATACTTTGTATTTTCCTATTCTTGTTGCCATTTTTATTTCTCCTAATGTTGAGTCACTACTCTCAGGATTGTTTAATTTTTTTATACTAATGGTGTTTAGTGACTACTTCCACTAGTAAATTATGTCGTATAATTCATATATAAATATCAATTGAAAAGAAAAACCCCCTAATAAAAGGGGGTTTCTCAACTAAGATTATAAAGATTTAACCTATACTATGTTTAAGTCTTTACAATTAATTGTACCATAAAACTCTGGTCTAATCATCTTCTTAGCATATCGAGTCATCACACCTTTACGTGGAGTAAAGTCAGATGGATCGTATACCAATGGAGTCATAATTAGTGGTACATATGGAGAATAAACAGCACCTGTTTCTAAGAAGTTTGAACCTCTAAATCCAACAAGTATTTTGTTCTCAGTCATGTATGGGTTCTTGTAAACAGTAAATCTATTTTGTAGACTTCCTGCAACTTGAACACCAGCTGCGAATTGAGATTTATTTCCATCAGTTGATACCATGTATCCTGGAATTGATTCAAGAACTGTTGCAACAGTCGGAGAAACAACTACGAAGTTAGCACCACCTCTCATGGTTAATCTTTGGATTTCGTTAGAAACCTTTTGGATTTTACCTAATAGAGTTTGATACCATTCGTATCTTGTTCCATAGAATGTTGTTATAGACCAAGCACCTTCATCAGTACCTGAACCATTGTAGTCCTCACCAGGTGTTGCAGACCAGAAATCTTCTGTTACTGCATCTGAAATCAACATATCAAGTATTTCTAAATCAATTTCCATTGAAATGTACTCACTTAACATAGATGTTAGTTCAGCTTCAGCATCAACAGAATGATAAGCATTCAAGTCTTGAGCTAACTCAGGTGACCATACAGCTTTTAGTTTTCTTGTTTTTGCAACAATAGCTTGTGATTTTAATTGTAAATCAACTTCAGGTATTGCTAGTGAATCTGAAGTAGCATCACCTGCTGTATCTTCAAAATCACCTCTATTAGATTCAGTTGGTTGTTTTGAGTAAACAACTGAAGCAGATGAGAAGTTAGCTGCATCTATAGTTCCATCACCAAATGTTAAACTTGTTGATTGTGAAATTATAAAATCAACAGTTCCATTAACATCATCATGAACTGAAAATTGTGGTAACATGCTATGAACATTTGCCGCATTTACATTTGATGAAGAAATATTAAAAGACCTAACAGCTTTAAAATCTGCATCAGTAAGGTCAGCTGCATCAAATCTTAATTTGAGTAATTCACCAGCTGCTAATGAAGCACTAAACTCTTGGTTAAAGTTTACGTCTTTATAAGTAACTGAAGCAGTAATGAATTGTCCCGCGATAACTGAAGTTCCATTTAATGCATTTGCAGCTGAAGTTCCTGTAGCTTCTTTTATAGAATAATCATATCTACCTTCACCATACAAACCACCAACACCAAATGGAGCTACTGAACCCGATGGATTGTTAGGTCCTGTTTTACCTTGTAATGATTCAACATCACCACCAGGTACTTTAGTGTGATTATCTACACCAAATCCATTAACTGATTTACCGTACTTAAAGTCAAGATAAAACACTAGACCAGATGGTAAATTCATTGGTTGTACTGATACAAAGTCTTGAGATGCTATCTCACCAAAGATTCTACGAACCAATGGAAGAGCAACACCTGACCATTCTTCTGAACCAGCTACACCAGCAGCACCTGTTCCGGCACCACCACCAGTAGCTGAATTTTCTGTGATTAACTGTTTTGCTTGGTTTTCCAACATAACAGCCATTCCACTTCTTTGAAATTCCTCATTCAAACCATCTAATAAACCAGTTTTATCCCATTTATTAACGAGATGTTTTGCTTCATCAGCCTGTTTTTTATAAGGAGATGCATCTAATAATGCATCATTTACATAGTTTGACATATCTATTATCTCCTAACTATTTAATTAAACCAGCAAGTTTTCTAAATCTGTCAGCAACTTGAACCTCTTCAGAAATCACTTTACGAGATTCTTTAGATGGTTTAGTTGATGAAACAGCAGAACTAGCTGATTCCTTAATTGATTTTTTAGTTACAATTGAACCATTATCAGTGAACTGTTCACATAGAGTAGAATAAACAAGTTTAATCTCTCTTGTGGTTTGTGTTCTATCAAATGTTTCCACTACTTTGAGTTTTTGATTGTTATCCAATGAAAACTCTTTAAATAACTTATTTGTGAATAGTAATTTAGCATTCAAGATATTCACTTCATGAAGTTTGTCTTTTAAGAAAGAAACGGCTTCTTTGTATTCTTTCAATTCAGCTTGAACTTCTGAAAGTTTATTATCACCACCACCTATACCAGATGATTTATCAGTATCGTCTTCTTTATTATCACCTTTGCCGATACCTGATGATTTATCAACTTCTTCAAGTTCTTCGTCTTCTTCAAGAGCAGCTTCATCGATTTCATACTCTTCTTCAATTTCTTCACCTTCTTCTATCTCTTCCTCTTCTTTCATACCACGACCTTCTTCTTTATCATCATCATCGTCACCTTCAGAAAGTTCTGATTCAAGTTCTTTAATGATAGCTTCTAAGTCAAGGTTTTCTTCCATGTCGTCATCATCGTCATGCATTCCTTCTTCATGTTCACCTTCGTCATGCATTCCTTCTTCTGCATCATGTCTACCCTCTTCAGCTTCATCATCATCTTCTCTCATACCTTCTTCTGCTTCATCGTCATCCATGTCTTCTTCATGTCTGCCCTCTTCAGCATCATCATGTTCACCTTCATCGTGCATACCTTCCTCTTTATCATCATCTTCTTCCTCTTTAAGTTTTGCAGAAAGCATAGATTTGATTTGAGGTGTGAATGCTTCTTCTAACGCCATTTTTGCATTTTGTAAAGCTGTTTCACGAACTGCTTTAGCATCAGCAATGGCCTCTTTTAAAATATCACCCATGATATTTCTCCTCATAATGTATGTTTGGAATAAGTTTATTGGAAAACTTAATAATATTAAGTTATATTTAGACACCGTATAGAGAACAACGGTGTATTATAGGTTACAAGAATAAATATCAATAATTAAAAAAATTAAAGTAATTTTTTATGTTTTTTTATATTAAGTCTTTTAAAATCCTCTGTTAATAACTTATCATACCATTTGGTATTTTTTAACTTTTGTTGTGCTTCTGATAAATCACTTCGTTTTGCTAAATTATATAAAACACAAGGTGCTTTTTTTCTTGTTTCTAAACCACCAACTTTAAAATCTTCAAAAGGTGAGAAGACTAATAACTTGATATGTTTCATATTATGTTCTTTGATTTGTTCATTTAAAAATTTTTGATATGGTTTTCTTTTCGTTGTTTTCAGATTATCACCAACGTGAAGAATTAAACCAGTCTTGAAATCAGATTGTTCCCATTCTTGAATCATTTCAATAAGTGATTTATCCATATTTGAATTATATACCATGAACTTAATGTTACCAGTTTGTAAGTCACCAGCGATAAATGGACATATGGGCATATTATTGAATGTAGGATTTGGTGTTTGTAAGAAATCCAAATATTCAAACAATTTGTTTATTATTTCATCGTGGGTATTAATAAGATTTTTTTTCTTTTGTAACCTTGTATTGATTTCTTAATTTTGAAAGATTCTTTTTTTCTCGTTTAACTTTTGATGGTTTTTCGTAAAATTCTTTTTGTTTTAATTCCTGCATAATATTAGAGTTTTTTACTTTTCTTTTAAACCTTTTTAACGCTTCTTCTACATTGTTGTTAAAAACCGTTACTGATAACCCTTGTGCGGTGTCTTTAGGTTTTTTCCTAAAGTTCCTTCTTTTTTTCATATTAACCTCTTGTATTTATATTATTTTTCATTAATAACTCTATTACGTCATTGTATATTTTTTTATTAACCGTTACACCTATGTGATTAGGTACTTTGATAGATTTTGTATCAAACTCAACTTGATGAAAACCACCTTTTGGTTTAAATTTTTTCATTAGTATTTTTTCAGCTTTTTTTACATCTTTTTTTGATACTTGTAAAAATTTTGCATCACTATGATGAATATCCTTTGGTGCCTCACCTAATTGATTTTTAATAATTTCTATAATCATACCTCTTAATTTAGATTCATTAACTCCTGCACCAAGTTCATTCTTTATAGCTTGTGTTACTAATGTTACTTGAACTTTATCAGTTTGACTATGGAATTGTTTTAATTTTTTTTGAATTAATTTACTGTTAAAGTTCTTTGGAAAGTATTTTTTAAAATTTTTGTAATTCAAATTATCTGGTGAGTATGTCATAGCTCTTATGATACTAAGAATTGAACTTCCAACACTATTCAAATGAGATTTATTATTTACATCAAAATTTCTAATTTTTGATTTCAAATTTCTAACTATTTCTCTAATGAGAATGAATAGTATTTTTCTATCAGCACCAGTAATAGCCTCTGTAAGTTTATCTTCAACAATAACAGGAACTAAAGCCGTTCCTTTATTTGTAAGTTGCATAACATAATGAGTTCCATCTTGTCCAATATGTTTATTGAAACTTTTAATCTTACTCCACTCTTTTTTGGAAATCTTTTGTTTAGGTTTAAATTTTACTTCTGAAAGTTTTCCTTCTTTTAATTTTTTTAATCTATATAAAGCTACTTGATAAGCAATATCTAAAGGTAATGCAGCTTGTTGTCTATTTTCGTCATACTCTTTACCAAATGCTTTTTTGTAAATTTTTCTTTTTTGTTTATCTGACACCTTTTCTGTAAGTTTTCCTTCATTCATTTTTTCTGATTTAGATTTCAAAAACTCAGTAGCTAAATATCTTTCTCTTCCATATTGAGCCTTTGTCCATTTCTTTTTCATAGAGATTGGCATTTCATCTAGACTCACACCTTCGTTATTAACCATCCAAGCCACTCTACGAGCGTCTGAATTGTATACTTTCTTATAACGATTTTCTTCTAATTTTTTCATCCACATTCTTACTTCTTTGACGGTAAACCTTTTTTTCACAGATTCGTTTACATCTTTTGTTTCTGATGTAAGTTCTCTTATCGAATGTCTTATTAATTCTTTAATTTGACTTTTTGTTAGTTTCACCCTCTTCCTCCTCAATTAATTGTGCTTCACTTAAACAACCTCTAGCTACTGCTGTGTGAGCATCTTCTACTAATGTGAATTTCTCTACTTCTATTGGAAACTCATCTTGATTAAATTGTTCACCCACTACTTCCATAAAACCTTTAACCAATGATGTTCCACCACCAAATACAATTGGAATAGCATTTGGAAAGTTTGGTACACTTTCAGCATTTTCAAACTGATGTTTTAAATTCGTTAACAAATAATTAACAAGTGCTCCGTAATACGAACGGATAGCGTTAATAATATTGTACTCATCACTTCCTTCATTATAAATATCATTTATAGCACTTTTTGTTAAATCTAAATTTTTAGAACTTTCTTTTATACTTATCACTTTTGCCTTTGTAACCCCACAATCACTCGCTACATTTTCATCAATCCAATCTCCACCTCTAGCGACTGAAAAAGAGAGTGCACTCATACCTTGATACATCACACATATATTACACATTCCAGCACCCATTGATATTGCTATACCTGTCAAATCATTATCAACCAACCCTTCATAGGCAAGAGCAACACTCTCCTCGATAACTTTAACATTGTACCCATATGTTTCAATAATTTGTTTTAACACATCCTCATGATAAGAAACTTCTCTTGTTTGGTCGATTGGTTTTGCAGGAACGCAATAAACACAAGTTTCACCTTTTTTAGCTTTTCCAATTAACTCACCTATAATTGCATTTAATACAGGTAGTGCATCTTTTTCTTTAGGATTCAATAATCCTTGAGACATTGGTCTTTTTAATTCTGTTGTACTAAAGATTTGAGCATAATTAAAAGCATGTTGTCCAACGATATGAACCTTACCTGCTTTTTCAACAAATGGTATTCTTTGTCTTTTTAACATCCGTTTGACTTGAGCTGCGTCACCATCAACGGTTAAGAATACATTTCTTTGTTTTTTTATACTATTTTCTGTGGCTGTTATATAATAACTTGTTCCACAATCTAATCCCTTAGCCATATTAACCTCTTAACTTTTTTAGTTTATCTTTTTGGGTTTTCACTTTACCCTTAATTTTTTCATCTAACTTGACACTTGATTCATCTGATTTTGTATCCATTATCACATTACTCTTCACGTCTACTTCTATTGGTCCTAAATCTTTTTTAAACTTTGTTTCACCTGGAGAATCACTCTTGTGGAATGATTCTCCAATGTTTGAGACGGGAGACCGGTGAAATTTAAAATTTTTTGATGCCCATATAAGTATAATCCATAAACCTAAAACCATTTGCCAGAAAAAAAGACTATAAATAATAAAATCTACAAAAGTCATTATTTTTTCCTAATCATATCTCCAAGTGCTGGTATTCCAACAACACCACCTAAACTACTTTCTTTCTTTATAGCTTTTGTGATAGCTTGTCTTTTCTTATGTAGATATTTATCCGAATCATCAACATCACCATCATTATCGATATCTTTGTCTTCTCTATCTTCAAAATCATCATGTGGTTCTACTTTTGATGGATCTACTTTATCTAATTTTTCTTCCATTTCTGAATCTTCATCATCATGTCCATACATGTGTGCTTCATCAATATCATAGTAACGATTCAATACGTGTCCCATATCTTCATATAATGCAGTTAATCTTTGATTCAAAGCTTGTGCCTCTTTAGCAGTTTTTTGAAATTCAACCACACTACCTTTTAATGATTTCATATTTTTATTAATTGAAACTTTATCAAACCAATCATCTTGTTCACCTAATATATGATGATGTGCAGATTCTGCAATTTCAGATAATTGTTTTGCAATTTCAACTATGTTGTTATTATTATACAATTGTTTTCCAACAATACCAAAATTCTTAACACCTTCAACTACTTTGTATTTATCAATTTGTGGTCTGTCCTCAAACGCTTCTGACAATATATCTTTTAGTTTTGCCATTTTTGTTTCCCTAATGGATTCATCCATATCCATTTGTTTTAAGTTGTCACCAGTTTCTTTCTCTTTATCAAATTCAACTTTATTTAAAATTTTTAAAATTCTTTTTTTATAGTCATCAATCATATCATCATCATCGTCACGCATACCTTGTTCATTATCTCGTATAAAATTTATCAACTCATCAACTTCATCAAAATCTTGTCCTTCATCAGGAATTTCATTCATAAATTCATCTATATCATCAGCCATACCTCTCATTACTAATTCTTCACCACTTGATACATTTGGATTTAATTGTGTTGCTACTTTATCATTTTGTTTAGTTACTATACCCTGTACAGAATTGGTATCGTATTTTGGTTTATCTTTATCAAAAACACTTTTATCTTTCTTAATAGGCGATTTAGCAACTAACTTTTTAGCCATTTTATTTGCAGGATGGTCACCTGGTAATTGTAAAGCAGTTCTAACTTTAATTTTATTACCTGTTTTAGGATTTTTGATTTGTTTATCCATTATATCTTCTAACATAATTTCTCTTACGATTTCTTTTAATTTACTTTTTGTTATTTTCACTTTAATCTCCTATCTCCAAAATATTAGTTTAGCGATTACACCCAACACTAAAGTGTAGACACCCCATAGGGCATGAGTGACATTTTGTTTAAAATTTTTTAATTCTTCAATATCTTGTATATTGATTTGTTTTCTCCAATAAGTGTTTTTATTTACACGAACAATAATTCCATCCTCTGGATCTAACAACACTTCTTTTATCTCTTTAACAGTTTCATGAATTTCTTCCAATTCACCATTCATAAGTTTATTTTCAACACAATCTAATTTTTTTAATATATCTTTGTTAGTCGCCATTTAACTTTTCTTTGCTGTTCTATTGTTCATTGCTTTTTTACCACCAAAGTATTTTCTAAATCTATCAATGATTTTATCTTTGGTTAAAACACTCATTAAAAATTCTGTTTCATATGGATAAGCTCTTGAGGCATCACCTGATTGAAACCCTCTAACTAAATCAAAAAAATCAATTACACCCAATTTGGCTTTTGACATCCAATCCTTTACAACTCTACCTTGTAATTTCTTTAAATCTTTCGAATACTTTCTTAACGCATCATCTACAACCATCTTTGCCTCTTTTGACGAAAATGGTGGTGGTGCTGTAACACCCATATAAGATTCACCCAATTCACTATTTAACAAATAATCTCTTGACTTGTTTAAATAATTGGAAGCCAATGTGATTTTATCTGTCCACCATGCTGGTAAAGACATTTCTTTATCCATTGATTCTAATTTTTGTAACAATTGTTGAGAATCCTCAATTGATAATTTTAACTTTCTAATAGCTGAAGGAACATCTGTATGTCCATCTTCATTAAGTTTAAAAGGTTTTAAATCTTTATCAGTATAAACTTTACCCTTTACTATATCTTTTAACTTTATCATTATTTTAATTTTTTAATCGCTTTAATAAAATCATTTTTAGCCCCACTACCATATTCAGTTTTTATTAAAAACCCAACTGCTTTTGCTACATTTTCTAAATTTTTGAACTTTGATTTTCGAAACCCACTCAATAAACCTTTATACATAATAGTCCATTCAGATGCATTTTGTTCGTTTAAATTTTCAATTTCTTGTTTTATTATCTCTTTTAATTCATTTTTAGTTAGTTTCATTACTTCATATCCTTAAATGGTTTGTATTTTTTCCATATACTAAAATCTGTTATTTTACTATCTCTTGGTTCTACAAACTTATCATTAATTGAAAAACTATTATCAAATATTCTATAAGCTTTTTTCTTTTTAGTATCTATAATGAATAAACCACCTGGCAATGATTGTAGTTCCATACCTTTTTTTACATCTAATTTTGTTTTATCAGCTTTTTGTAACTCTTGTGAACCTCTTCCACTTCCACCATAATATTGTCCAGTTCCTTTATAGTCACCAGTTGGTGTAGTAGCTGTAAATGATTTAGTGACAGTCCAATACTTTTGATTACCAAAATCTCTTTTTTTAGTAAATGATACTTCTGTTAATAAGTCTTTTAATTTAATCACAGTCTTGTCCTCAATCCAGTGAATTTTGTAAATATATTTTGTAATTGGTCAGCATAAACACCTTTTAATTTTTTAACAACTTTATATGATGTGCCTCTTATTTTAATAAACTCCATATCATAAGTATCTGTTGATTTTAAATTAATGATAACATGTGTTATACCTTTTGAATTTCTACCAATTTTCATTTGTAAACCATTGTTGGTAAATCCAAGATTCTTAGCACCAGTCATAGCAATAAACTTGTTACCACCTAATTGTTGTAAAATGGTTTTTGCAATATTTTTATTTTCTATAATTTTTAACTCTTCACGAACTAATTTTTTGATTAAGTTTCTAACTTTTTGTTCTCTATTCACTCTTTCTGGTTTTCCTTTATGTTTGGTTGATGCAAAATCATCAACATCTTTTTTGCTCATTGTTTTTGCAATCTTTCCAGCTCTTCCTTTTTTGGGTATATCACCTTTTTGCATTGCCTTCACAACACCAAAAAATCTTTGTTGTGCTTTAGATGACGCTGGCATTATTGTAATTTATCCATTAATTCTTGTATATATGAAGTAAATTTATCTTCATAAATACTATATATGTAATTTAAATTTTTTGCTTCTTTCTTAAATCCTTTTTTTTCCAAATTTTTTACTAATTTAGTAACGGCTTTTGCCTTTAGTTTTTCAGTTTTATCTATTTGTTTAATATCATTAGCGTATTCCATAGCAGGTCCTTCATTGATATTAAATTCCTTTTTAAGATTTTCAACAATTTTATTTTTTTTAGGTTTTGATTTAGTTTTGTTTTTTTTACCAAATCCCATGAGTGTTTTATAATTCATTTTTATTCTCCCCTAAATATGTCATTAATTATATCTTCAATTTTACAATCATGACAACATACACCATTTCTTGTTCCAACACCTTCATTCAATTTACCTTCATTTGTTGGTGATAAGAAAGCCCCATGTGTAGATGGATTGGATACAAAGTCAAATGCAATAAGTTCAAAGTCTGGTTGAACTTCAACCGTATCATCCTCTGATAATTCTTTCACACTACCTAAACCACGAGATGATATACCAAGTTTAATACCTGATTTAAACAATTCTTTTAAGATGTTTCCAGCTGGAGTTCCCAATACTTCGACTGTACCCATTAAATCATTTCCTTTAAAATGCATTTCTAAAACATTATGTGATACATTGTTCAGGTTAACAACAGATGAATCTGGATGGTCAAGTTCTCCCAATGCTCTTCTTTCAGCGATTTGTACCTCTTGATATTTTTTTGCCTCTCTCATCAAGGTTTCTTTCGGATAAACTCTACCATTTTGATTTTTAGCTTCTGCTCTCTGTAACACACCTTTGACAATTAATCTACCATTATTGTTTTTCATAGATTCATTAATTTGTTGAGGTGATATTTCAAATGGTATATAATCTACTATTACTTGTTTTGACATTACAAACTCCTATTCTATGCTTTCTTCTGAATTGATTTAGCATTAAAGACAAATGTTACATCACCCGTAGTACCAGTAATAGTTCCATTGGTTTGTCTCCAGGCCACTGGATTTATATCTAATCTTACCGGTACACCACCTTGAACACTAGGATGTATAATACTCGCTGTAACCCATGTCTCATTACCAGCAGTACTATTATCTACATTATAATGTGATGTTCCATTTAATGAACCAGTACTGGTATTTAAAAATGCAAAACTACCAGTATTATTTATTAAAACATAATTTGGTCTTTGTTGTATAATGCATGCATCAGGTATAGTAGCCGTTCTAACTAATTCAGTTCTTAAAATTGGTTTGTGTTTATTATTTCCGTCTGCTTCATATAATGGCATTTAAAGTCTCCTATTTCCAACTATTTCGTTTTAACCATATATCTCTCAATATATCGCCAACGACATCTCTTATTAATTTATTTATTTGTTTCAAATCTTTGTCATCAAGAGCTTCTGTTACTGCTATATAACCCGTACTCTTTTTTAATCTTTTTAATTTTTTCTTTTTATCTTTTTCTGATTTGTCAGAAAAAGCGAATGGTGTCATATATCCTGGTACCGCTGCAGTGGTAGTTATTTCCTCCAAACCCTCTTCATCCAAGAGTTCCATAGTTAGTTTTTTTACTAACCCTTTAAATAACTTTTTTGTCTTTATTTCCACTTTTTTTTAACTCTTTAATTAATTCTAAATATCTCATTGTTTGAATAACATATTCATCTTTGACAACTTCAGATTTATCATTAACCCCACAAAATTTATCAATTGATTTTATAGCTTCTTGCATTTTAATTTTTACAACTTCATCTTTAAGGTTTTTTGAATGTTGTTTTAAATCTTCTTTTAATCCTTTTACAATTTGTTTTAAGGTTTCTTTTAAAGAATTAGTATTAGATACATTGTTGATGTATTCTCTTAATAAATTCTTTTGTGCCCCACTTAATTTTGTGTATTTTTGATTAAACTTTTCTAAAAGAGTTTTGTATGTAAGGATTCTTAAATCTTCATCATCTGGTAATGTTCTTACAGTTTCAGACAATCTTACGTTATTATCTTCTGTTGTAACATGTTCAACTATATTAAAAAAGGACTCAGTTTTTTCATCAGGTGATAAAGTGTTGTATTCGAATAATTTATAAATAGAAGCAAAAACCTTATAGTTTGGAACTTTAGAAGACATAAATT